GCCCCGTGAGGGGCTCCAGCGCTGACTGACATCCACAGCCTCTACCACCGTCAAATAGACGGAGGAGGAGCTGTGCGACAGAAGGAGGTTACCTTCTGGGACCTGAACAGGCCCTACAGCTCTTGTCGTGGGTGGTGCCTTAGTGGCAACCACTCGCACCCGGCCAATATCTGATTGGTATACCATTCGTGGTAATCCAAAGATTTGGCAGTCCAGGTACACTAAGTCTACTGGCGTCACCGTTGATTCGGTGATACCTGCGACTGGTGGTCCTGGGACAAGAGGGAGACAGATTACTGTCTCCGACAACAACGCCGCTGATTGGGACTACCGGACTAATCGTCCGAAATCCCCTTCTCAGCCGGTGGGCGGTGACTTCTTCACGCAGAGGATCGTTACGTGGGCCCCAACAGGGCTCCCGATGACGATCAATACTGTCGTTGAAGATGCAACGCGGATAACCACGACTAAATATCATGGTCCCGTGTATGCGTATCCGCCGCAGATTGCCGCCGATGGACTTACGTCCTTCGCTAGTACCCCGTCTGCCTTACGGCAAAAGGGTACTGTGGCAATCGCTCGGTGTAAACCGACAAATCCGGTCGCCGACTCTGCCGTGTTTCTGGCAGAACTTAAGAACGAGGGTTTACCCAAGCTCTTAGGCTCCAACCTCTGGAAGTCAGCTACAAAGCGCGCGCGTGATGCGGGCGATGAGTATCTGAACGTCGAGTTTGGTTGGAAACCACTTATCGGGGACATCCAAGATGTTATATCTGGAGTCCGACGCTCTAATGACTTTTTGAGTCAGTACGAGCGTGATGCCGGTAAGTTGGTACGACGACGGTTTGAGTTTCCTGTAGAGGAATCCTCGGTTGCAGAACCTCAAGCTTCCACCACCGCGGTCTTAGACCCCGATAATGGGAAGATTTTGGTACCTCCGATACCTGCGCTGCGTTTGGTAAAACGAACGTATTCGTATCGTCGGATTTGGTTCTCAGGTGCTTTCACCTACCATATGCCTACAGAGAATTGGTATTCTCGTAGTGCAATTGGGAAGTTGGGGCAACAGCTGGACACCGTTTTCGGTACCAGCCTAAGCCCAGAAGTCATCTGGAACCTTGCACCGTGGAGTTGGGCCGTTGATTGGTTCGGTAATCTGGGAGATGTTATTGATAATCTCTCAGACTGGTCCATCGACGGTCTGGTGATGAAGTATGGGTACGTCATGGAGCACACTATCAAGCGTGTCGAATGGCATATCCCTGGAAACGGCGGACTACCAAGTCCGTACTTGTTTCCCAGCGACGTAATTGCTGAAATTGAAACAAAGCAACGCGTCGTTGCATCACCATTTGGGTTCGGAGTGAGCTGGGACGGCTTGTCACCGCGACAGCTCGCCATTACTGCGGCCCTTGGTATAACCAGGGCTTAGCAGTAGATGTTCGTCACCGTTAAAACTGCCAATGGAACACGAGAACCGTGTTCTAGGAGTGATGCCTATGTCTCTCGCCGATCCACAAACCGTCACCATTTCGGCGGTTCCGATCACCTTGCCGCGCACAAGCGTGGACAAGGATGAGTCGGAATACACCTCAGGTGACAGCTTGGTCAAACTCCTCGTTTCCCATACCTATGGGAAGCGAAACAGGAGAATGATCCGGATCGATCACGGTAAGCTAACGACAGATCCGTTCCGTCCGTCGGAGAATGTCAGAGTCGGCATGAGTAACTATGTCGTCTTTGACCTTCCGCCGGCCGGGTATACGGCTGCCGAAGCACTTGCGGTTTGGGTCGGTTTTAGGACCGCCCTGTCCGCAACGTCCGACGCTCTCGTCTCCAAGGTTCTTGGGGGCGAGTCGTAGGCGCGTGGGCGAAGAGCCTGATAAGGATCGTTTCGGTGGGTTACCCTCACGGGAACCCAACTTTGACGATCTTCGTTGGTTTCTTCAGTGGTTGTCTGAACAGCCGTTCTGGGCCAGTTATGACCCTGAGCGTGTTGAACAGCTACCTCCGTTGAAGCCTTCGAAGGAGTGGGAACTAACCATTCCTAAGCCCTCATCGAGGCGGAGCGAGGACTACTATGAAGTCAGGATGCACTTCAACCGAAAGGTTATTGCGCTTCTGGTCTTCATGTTCCTTGCTCTGTCAAGGCTCTTCGAGGCCATCGGGTACGACCTTATTAGGTCGGCACTGTAGGAATTCCAAGTCCATTCAATCCGAAAGGATGATCTTCGATTATTTCACGTTCGTCAAACGGGGACGGCCTTAGGCTTGTGGGTCTCTCGCAAGGGAGATCCATAGCCCTTCAGTCGATTCCGAAGGACGCAACTGCTGAGGCGGCTGCGGGCTGGCTTATCGGCCAGTATCCGCACCTGTCAAAAGCAGATCGCGATTTCATCGTAGACCTCCATATGAATGACTTCACAGTCAAACGTTGGAGGATGGACACCCTCTGATGAGGGGTTCCTACTGATGGTCGCGAAGTCGTCATAGGCTAGGGATCATGCCACCTTCTTGAAAGGAGGGACATGTGAAAAGCCTGACGTCACTCTGGTCCTGCACAGCGAGGGAACTTGCTGTGCGATGCCACACCAGCGCCGCCCACGACATAACTACTGTCGTGGCCCGGTCCGAACACGAAGGGGTGTCGTTTCTAGCGATCACCCTGGCGGACTACGGAAAAGTCATCCAAAAATGGCTCGACCGTGGTCTCGTCGATCCTTCGGAGATTCCAGCCTTTAAACGGGCTAAGGGATCTCTTAGTGGTTTCCCGGCATTTCTGTCGGGTTTCCTTGATCGTGTGTTCGACCGTGCTAGTGGTGCACTATTGGATCAACCTGACATAGAATCTATCTATGCCTTGCTCCAGTTGACACTGGGGTTTGGCAAGATCGCTCAGCCTGAGATCTCCTTGAATGGAGATCCCGTTAGTTCTCCCCTTAAAAGGAGTTCTACCGGGGCTGGCCGCAGCAATGTGGTCAGCCCGTCACGGGCTAGAGCGGCTATGTCGGAGTACGTCCAAATTGAGCAGGAAGTTCGCTTCCATGATTCGCGGCTAGATCCGGGAGACATCTCGGATTTCCGTCGAATTTCTGGCATGCTCTTTGGAGACCTGTTCGAATCTCTGGATAGAGATATCCGGGACGAGCAGATCTTTCCGAAACATGGGCCAGGAGTCGTCGCTGATAAGCTTACCAGCAATGGTAAGTGGAATCAGCGTTCCTGGCCGACCCGGTTGCAGCCCTTTATGAGGGCTTCAACCTACCTCTATCCTAATTCGTCGTATTGGTTGACGAGTGTCGGTGGAGGAGTGAACTTCCTCGAACCTGGTGCCGAGATGCCTGTTCAAGTCATCACGGTGCCTAAGACGCTCAAGACTCCAAGGATAATTGCGGTTGAGCCTACTGCGATGCAATATGCGCAGCAGGGTATCTTCCGCAGGATTCTCCGTCTGATTAAAGAGGATAGTTACCTCTCTCAGATGGTCGGATTTGATGACCAGATCCCTAATCGGGAGATGGCCAAGAAGGGATCCTACGACGGGTCCCTCGCAACGCTCGATTTGAGCGAAGCATCCGATAGAGTCTCGAATCAGCATGTAAGGGCGTTGACACTGGACTATCCCCATTTGTTTGGGGCAGTTCAAGGGTCGCGTTCCCGACGGGCTGATGTACCTGGCCATGGCGTTCAACGCCTAGCCAAGTTCGCTTCTATGGGTTCAGCTCTCTGCTTCCCCTTTGAAGCTTTCGTCTTCCTGACGATTATCTTCATTGGGATCGAGAGGGAGCTTAGTGCCCCCCTTACTCGCCAGGACGTAAAACGTCTGGTGAAGCAGGTGCGTGTCTTTGGTGACGATTTGATCGTCCCCAGAGATAGTGTGTTGTCCGTCGTTCATGAACTCGAGAATTTTGGTTTTCGGGTTAACATGAGCAAGAGTTTCTGGTCCGGAAGGTTCAGAGAGTCTTGCGGAAGGCAGTACTTTGATGGGCACGACGTAAGTATTACGCGTGTTCGCCAGGTGCTACCAACACGACGGCAGGATGCGAATGGTGTAATTGCTGCGGTCAAACTCAGAAATGCCTATTATTGGGCAGGACTGTGGAAGACCGCTGCTTGGATGGACGGTTACTTACGGAGAGTCTTGAAGACTTTTCCGAATGTGGCCCCATCCTCACCATTGTTGGGCAGGGAGTCGGCGCTGGGATATGAATTCCAGCGTCTTCATCCATACCATCACAGCCCCTTAACTAAGGGCTATGTAGTGGTGGCCAAACCCCCACGAGATTTTCTCGACGGGAGTGGTGCCCTACTCAAGTGTCTCGCGGCGGACCCTCCTTTGGAGCCAGAATACTTCTTCTGGTATTCCAAAGAGAAGCGTTCGCACCTTGACCCACCGGTCATTGATAGCGAGCATTTGGAGCGTACTGGACGCCCCAAGCGCGTCGGCATCAAGCTTGGGTGGACGCAACCCTATTGAGGGGTTGCGCAGGCTTAGGCCTGGTGGGAGATCAGATGTTTACATCCGATCCATCACCTCACAGGACCAGATATTAGTTGGCCCTGCATGGTGGTG